AATTAAAATGTATGGTGTTGACATTGCATACATACCAAGAAACTTTGACTCTATTGACAATATCTTAAATGAAGATGATACCTCAACCTTCGGTGGTGATTTAACAACACAAGGTGGTAACAACTATAGCATTGTTTACGATATGGAAATGTATGTTAAGAGTGTTGATGGTTTTGAAGGAGAAGGGGATTTCTTAAGTAGATTTGGTTTACAAATACGAGATCAAGTAACGTTTAGCGTTGCATATAGAACTTTTGAACGTTTTGCTACTCGCTTAGATCCTGACCAAACAAGACCAAATGAAGGTGATGTAATTTACTTTCCACTTAATGATAAAATGTTTAAAGTTATGTTTGTTGAACATGAGTCAGTATTCTATCAACACGGTGCATTACAAGTATATGATTTACGCTGCGAATTGTTTGAATATTCTGGCGAACGTTTCCAAACAGGTCGTTACGAAATTGACCATCACTTTGATGATGTTGATATTACACAGGCAACTACTTTAACTCAATTGGCAAATACAGACCCAGTTGCAAAAAATGTTTACTTTGAAGCTGAAGCTGATAGTGTTCTTGACTTCTCAGAAATAGATCCATTCAGTGAAAACATTAGTATACCGGATTAATATAAATGGCAATAGCAAATTACTTTTACAATCAAACGACAAGAAAATATGTTGCCATCTTTGGTACACTGTTTAATCAGTTGTCTATTCAGCGCGTGAATGCGCAAGGAACAACTTTTCAAACTGCAATTGTTCCATTATCATATGCTCCTTTTCAAAAAATACTTGCAAGAGTTGAGCAAGATGCAAATCTTAATCGCCAGTCGGCTATTACATTACCGCGGATGTCTTTTGAAATTACATCTATGCAATATGACGGCGAACGTAGGATTTCAGTAAGACACAAGATACCAAAAACATTAAGAGAAAGTGACTCCTCTTTAAATTACGTTTATGCAGGAGCTCCATATAACTTAGAATTTTCATTGTATATCATGGCAAAATATCAAGAAGATGCAACTAAAATAGTTGAGCAAATTATACCATTCTTTCAACCTGACTTTACAGTAAGTGCAAAACTAATTGAAAATCTTCCACCTTTAGACGTACCTATTATTTTAAATAGTGTAGTGAACGAAGAATTATATGAAGGCGATTTTACTGAAAGACGAACAGTAATGTACACTCTTAACTTTACGTTAAAAGGAATGTTTTACGGACCAGAACGGACCAAAAAAGTTATTAAGTTTATTGATACTCAATATGCAACAGATACGGCAGATGATTCTCCTTTTGAAGAAAGTACTGAAACGTTTGTTGTTGACCTTGCAAATAGCGCAGTAGGTTGGGCAGACGTTGAGTATACTGATAATTGGGTTGCAAACACTGTATTCCAAGGTAGTGGCCTATATGGAAATAGTGCTCCTGTTGAACTTGATATCTTTACAGGTAATACTGCTGTAGATCTTGATAGCGGCAACACTAGCATTGATTTAGAATCAAGCGATATTGCAATTGATGACTTAGATTAATCAATACAGATAATAGGAAAAAACTCAAATGGCACAAACATTACGATTTAGAAGAGGCACAACCGCAGAGCTTTCATCTGAAGCCGGTATTGAAGGAGAGGTTTTCATTGATACCACAAAGAAAACTGTGGTTGCGATGGACGGAGTACAAAGTGGTGGATATCCGTTAGCAAGATTTGATGATATTCCAACAAACATAAGTGCATTTACAAATGATGCTGGATTTATCACGGCAGCTGGAACTTTTTCTGGTAATTATAATGATTTGACTAACTTACCTTCTTTATTTGATGGCGATTATAACTCTTTATCAAATATTCCTGCGCCAACTCCTGGACCACAAGGTACTAATGGAGCTCAAGGTACAACAGGTGAAACTATTCAAGGTCCGCAAGGAACTAATGGTTTGCAAGGTACATTAGGCGCGCAAGGTGTTCAAGGATTTGGTGGTGCCAATGGCGGTATTGGACCAACAGGTCTTCAAGGTTTAACTGGAGCTACAGGAGCAACTGGTGCTCAAGGCACATCAGGGTCTACAGGTTCTACAGGTGTTCAAGGTTTAACAGGAGACGCAGGTGCTCAAGGAACGTTAGGTTCTACAGGTGTTCAAGGTTTAACTGGAGCTACAGGTTCCCAAGGTGTTCAAGGTATTACAGGGTCTATAGGTTCAACTGGCGTTCAAGGTTTAACAGGAACAGGTGTTCAAGGTTTAACAGGATCCATTGGTATTCAAGGACCTTCTGATGGCGCTGACGGCGCAGCTGGTGCGCAAGGTATTCAAGGTACAACTGGGACAGCAGGGCCCGCCGGTATTCAAGGACCTTCTGATGGCGCTGATGGTGTACAAGGTACTACGGGGTCTGCTGGTCCAACCGGATTGCAAGGTGTAACTGGTTCAACTGGTGTTCAAGGCTTAACAGGAACTGGCGTTCAAGGTACTACAGGGTCTGCTGGTTCAACCGGATTGCAAGGTGCAACTGGCCTTCAAGGAACCGAGGGTGCAACTTCTGTTAGTGAAAGCGATAACCTTGATTGGACTGGCAATCATCAATGGACTGCAGGAAACGGTAATTGGATTAAAGTTGATAGCTCAAACGCATATATGACGTTTGATGATGATGCTTATTTACAATTTGGTGCAAACACTGCAAGTGTTGACGCAAAAATGTTTACAACAGGTAGCGGATTTGGTATATTAACTCAAAAAGGTACTTTCTATTTAAATAACACCGGTAGCGGTTCAGACGCAGGCGATGTCATTATAAGAGCTCGCAATTCTGTCGATGATGGTTTAGTTGATTACGTCAAAGCAGATCATGCACTTGGTGGCGTAGATTTACATCATGACGGTGTACTTAAACTAAGAACCACATCCACTGGGATTGATGTTAATACAAATAAAATATATAATTTAACAGATCCTGCCGCAGCACAAGACGCAGCCACAAAGGCATATGTTGATGCAGAAATTGCAGGTCTTTCTGATAGCGCGCCAGCAACATTGGATACTCTAAATGAATTGGCTGCAGCATTAGGAGACGATGCAAACTTTGCAACAACTGTGACAGACAGCATTGCAACTAAACTTCCACTTGCTGGCGGAACAATGTCAGGAGATATTGACGGCGCAGGAAACAAAGGACTTTTTGCTAACGTATATTCAGCACTCGGCGATTTGCCAAGTGCATCGACATATCATGGTATGTTTGCCCATGTTCACGGAACAGGTAAAGGCTATTTTGCACATAGCGGTAGCTGGGTTGAATTGGCCAATGCGGCAACTACGTTAGCAGGTTATGGAATTACTGATGGATTAGCAGCAGGCGGGGCCTTAACTGGCAGTAGTTTGGCATTCCCAGTTGGCGCCACCATTACAGAATTTAGTACTGACGATACACTCGGAGGCAATAGTAATATAGCAGTTCCAACTGAGGCGGCAGTAAAAGGATATGTAGATACTAATGCAATGGCCACATCAGGCGGAACCTTTACAGCCGAAATTACTGTTGACGGCGATGTTACTATTGATAATAGAAATAAACTTAGGTTGGCAGACGCAGGTGTTGATAAAGCACTGATTGGACTTAACCAAGGTACATATCTATACATGGGTTCTGAAGGTACTAATTCAGATCCAAGAATAAGATTTGATGGTGAATCTACTCAAGCCGCAATTGTTCCCACACTCCCTGGAGGTGCAACAACCGCAGGTGCTTCTGGATACCTAAACTTAGGTTCCTCGACTTCTGGATTTAAAGACTTGTATTTGGATGGTGGTGTATATCTTGGTGGTGATACAGCGGCTAATTTTTTAGACGATTACGAAGAAGGAACTTGGACGCCTACTTGCAGTATCGGAACTGTTACTGCGGACAACGCTTGGTATGTAAAAGTAGGAACACTTGTTACAGTAAATTGTAAACTAGATGCTTTTACTGATAATAGTGACGCCAACTTAATTTCAATTGAAGGATTACCATTTACTAGTAAAGCAAGCAACCATACAGCAACAGGTAGTATGATGGCTGATGAAATGGCCGGCGGTCCGTATTTTCCTTATATTTCTTCTAACGGAACCAACATAAGAATGTACGCACAAACATCTGGAGGTTTTTCAAATTTGCGCTATACTGATACAAACGGCAATACCACTATTTACCTTACAATAACTTATCAATCTCAATAACCCCACACCATAAGGGTCGGACAGTCCAACCATCATAGGAGATAAACGATGGCACTAACAGAAGAAACAGTACAAGATAAAATCGAAATCATAGGCAAATACAAGCATGTGCAAGTACGCACTGCTACAGTAATTAAACGCGACGGCACAGAAATTAGTAGATCTTTTTCACGCCATGTTGTTGCACCAAATGCGGATATTACTAGCGAAAGCGCAGAGGTTCAAGCTATCTGCAATGCAGTTCATACTGACGATGTTAAAGCAGCTTTTGCAGCTCATTTGGCTGAGGCTGAATAATAGCGCATCAGCAAACTAATATATAATATAAAGTAGGATGAAACATGAGTGATGAACACATTTCTAAAGCGTTAGGTTTAACACCGCTTTCAGAATTAAACGATGAAATGAAAAGCGTACAAGAAGTGCAATCAACGGAAGTGCAA